CGGCGACTATCTGCGGAAGATTTGCCGGGATCGCAATGTTCGCAAGACGGACATGGCCCACCTGGTTGACGCCGCAGTGGATGCCTACTTTGTCCCAAGCCGTCGGGATCTGCGGCGCGCGAAGGCATACAATTCAGCCATCGTCGCAGACAGGCAGGAGTACATGGACTGGTGCACACGGGGGGCGGGCCCGGGTTTCCTGGGCCGCATGCTGATGGCGGCGACTGGAGTCGAGGGAGTGAAGCCGCGTTGGTTTGGCCCCACGGGGGGCGAGCCGGCAACAGGGGAGGCATAGGGGTGCCTGGCAGTGGGGCAAGGGTTTGACACACGAACGCCTGCTCCCATCCGCGGTCTGCCCATCAGGGTTGTCCCACGGCCGGGTATGCCCAAGCGTCGCACATTCGCCACGATGGTGGGAGTGCGACCGCGCCTGAAGGTGGGCGTGCACAATAACACCTTACCAAATGTGTTGCGGGGGCTCAGGGAGCGCGTGTACCTAGTAAACAGGGGGCGGGGACACGAGCCCCCGCCCGCTCCCGAGCCCGATGTGTACCAGAACCTCCGCTGGTTTGCAGACCAGATCGCCAGGAGAGCTCGCGTGTCCGGCCCGTGGTCATATGATGAGTTCATACTCTCATACACGGGCCCGAAGCGCAAGTTGTACCAGGCGGCTGTTGACTCGCTAGCTTGGAGAGGATTGGAGGCCCGTGATGGGCAGCTGGACACATTCGTCAAGGCTGAGAAGTTGCCGCTGGAGGCAAAGCCTGATCCCGCACCGCGCGTCATTCAACCCCGGACGCCGCGGTTCAACGCATACGTCGGCAGATACCTCAAGGCCGTGGAGAAGCGGACATACCAGGCCGTTGATGAGGTTTTTGGGGAGAAGACGATCCTGTCAGGGTACAACGCCCTAGACACCGCCCGCTTGATGAGGAACAAGTGGGATAGCTTCGAAGATTGCGTGGCTGTGGGCCTGGATGCAACCAGGTTCGACCAGCATGTGAGTGTCCCCGCACTGGAGTGGGAACATGGCATTTACAACGCGATTTACAACGAACCGAGGCTGGCCAGAGTGCTGAGGTGGCAACTGACGAACAGGGGCAAGGTGCGGCTGGCAGAGGCAACTGTGTTGTACTCTGTTGAGGGCCGGCGTATGAGTGGGGACATGAACACGTCCATGGGGAACAAACTCATCATGTGTGGCCTGGTGCACCGGTATCTCCACGAGATCCGGCTTGACGCCAAGCTGGCCAACAATGGTGACGATTGCGTCCTTTTCATGCGACGTCGCGATCACGCCCGCTTTCGCGTCGGTCTGATGGAGTGGTTTACGCGCTATGGCTTCACCCTCACTGTGGAGGAGCCTGTAGATATTTTTGAGCGCATAGACTTCTGCCAGCAGCGCCCTGTTTTCGATGGAGAGAGGTGGCTCATGACGAGGAGCCCGCTCACAGGTGTCGCCAAGGATTGCACGATGGTAGGTGTCCCGCCTGATGCAGTGGAGAAGCTGTTCAGGCGGTGGGCCGGCGGGGTGGGGGTTGCAGGTCTGAAGGCCATGGGCGGCATGCCCATTCTCCAAGACGTCTATGCCGGGCTCGCTGGAATGGGACAGGGGTCTGAGGACCTCCTGGACCAGTACAGCGGTCTGGCTGTGGCTGCGCGCGGCATGAGCCGCTCGTACTGCACACCCACACCCCAGTGCAGAGCTTCCTACTACCTGGCCTGGGGCATTGAACCACATGCCCAGGTCATCATGGAGGAGCTTGTCCGCACTGCATTCGCCGGCTCTGGCGGGGTCGAGATGATAGAGTTGGTCGACCACCTCTCTATCCCCAACCTGTCGCGTACGCATTGAAACACTAGTTCAACATGGTTAAGTCGAGAGCTCGTGTTGCCACTAAAAAGAAAGTCGTGTCGGCGGTAGTTAGAACCACAAAGAAGAGGGGGCCTGTGACGAGAGGCCCAGCTCTAGATGCTGCA